GGTAAAATTGGACTTAGGTTTTGTATATAATTTAATTCCATATTAAATTCCTGTTGAACCAAATCCATTATCATTTCTATCTTTTTCTTCAATTTCAGAAGTTTCTTCAAAATATATTTTTTTCCCTGACTCAACAGAACATAGAACACCTTGTGCAATTTTTTGGCCTTTGTTTACAGTCATTGGGGTGTTATTCATATTCATTAATATTACTTTTATTTCGCCAGTATAACCTTGGTCAATTGTACCAGGACTGTTCAAAACCACAAGTCCTTGTTTTAAAGCCAATCCACTTTTGGTTCTAATTTGGATTTCAAAACCTTCTGGTATACTAAAAGATAAACCTGTTGGTACTAATTTTCTTTCGAAAGGTAAAAATTGAATTTGTTCAACCGATAACAAATCAAATCCTGAATCAGTCTCGTATGCATAAGATGGCTCAACGGCATCTGGATGTAATTTTTTGTAAATTATTGGTTTTTTGTTAAGAGCGTCATAAAGTGCTGATTCAAATTCGTGAAGAGAAAAACCTAAACGTTCTTCAATTTCTTTTGTCATTTCATCACCTTCGTTTTGTCCTATTTTTTTTATCTCCTCGAACAAGTTTTTTACTTCTTCATTTAATTCGAAGTCTTCGTGTAATTCAGTGTCGTTCATAATAATTGTTTTAATTTTTGTACTACATCTATTAATACCTGAACATCTCTTTCACAATATTCAGTAATTTCTTTTAATTTATTTTCATACCAATATGCTTGGTGAACTTTATCTCCAGTTACTTCACCAGCCTTTGATGTTGGAACTTCCATACAGGCACACAATAAATCTAAGGAACCGATGTGAGTATAAGCACCGTATTGCCAAATTTCTCTTGTATCAATGACTTTCATTTCCCAAGGTTTGGTGTCATATGATGGTAAGATTGATGGTGGTTCTAATCCATTTATTATCATTCTTTTTGCTAACATTGGAATATCAAAGTTTTTTAAATTATGACCACACAACCAAAAATCTAATCTACCACATCTGTCAAGCAATTTTTGACAATCAATTAATAAATCTCTTTCATTGTCGTTAGAAAAACTTTGTTTTTTAATATCTCCATTTTCCATAACAAATGCGACACTCAAACAAATAATTTTTGCAAACTCAGGAACTAATGCCGCTCTTGATGCAAATACTTTATTTTTTTGGTCATCAACAATTTCTTTATCTTCAGGAAACCTTTTCAAAAACCAATCAAAGTAGTTGTCAAATTGATGTGAAATCAAAGGGTGTTTTTTTACACATTCATCGTAGTCTTTTTCGAGACCAACAGTTTCGATGTCTAAAAACAAGATTTTATGTATTGGTATTTTTATCATTTTATTTAATTAAACTTTTGTAAAACTCAGCACGTTCTTTTGTTACGTTATTCAAATCATATTGGTCCTTTACGGTCTCATATAATCTTTCACCCATATCTTTAACCAAATTAGGATTTTTGATTAATTTTTCCAAATATTTTGCCCAACCGTGAACATTATCAAATTCATCAACTAACATAGCATTGCCGTTAATAAATTGTCCTTTGTCCAAACAATGTTTCAAATCTATGGTATATGGACCAATTTTGGAAGCAACTATTGCTTTTTTGTAAAATCCTGCCTCAATAACTTTTAGTTGTGACTTCATTCTATTAAACATATGGTTTTTGATTGGAGCTAAAGAAACGTCAAATTTAGAATAGTTCTTAGCGTAAGATGTTACAGGTAAAGTCCAAACTCTTCTATATGGTTGGTCAGCAAACTCAGGATAGTCCAATTGTTCAAATTTCATTAGTTTGGATTTGAACTCATCAGAAATTGTTTTATAGTTTTGTGTAAAGATTTCCTCATAACGAGCCCAAACCGATTCTTCAGGTTTAATTGGTCTTTGATTTTGTTCTCCTGTCGCAGAGTTAATTTCAGTGATAGTTCCACGAGTGTCAAAACCACAAAGTACGTATTGTGTTTTATCCTTAAGATGAATTAATTTATTAAATGACTTGTCTAACAATTTTAAGTCGGCAATATGTGAAGAACCTCCCAACCATCCAATCCTGACTTTATCAGATTCTTCTGTAATCTCTTTAAACTGTGGTTCTTGGGGATTGATTGCGTTTGGAAAAACGATAACGTTTTTATTAATTTTTTTAATTTCGTCAGCAAAAACTTTTGTGGTTGTTGTGATATATTGTGCACCTCTTAGACTCTCAACAATTTTCTCGTTGATTTTATGATACATAATAATGTCGTGAATAGGATGGTCTTTTGTCGGTGCCCAATAATCATCGATATCACAAATTGTGATAATACCCATTTTATTTAACTTCCCAACAAGTTCGTAAGATGCTTCGAAATTTGGACTGATACTTCTATGGAAATGTACAATTTGATATTTTTTATAGAAATCTAAATTGTCAAATGGTGGTTGGTAATCTATCTCGACAAAAAAATCTTCAGGGTATTTCTGTTGTAAAAAAACGTGAGGTTCTACTGAACGAAATTTACCAACACCTGAACGGTCGGATGGAATACATAATACATTGATTTTTGACATATATAATACTTTGTTTAAAACAAAATATAGGAAATATGTCTGACTTAAGAAAGGACTATGATAATTTTTTTATCTTTGTCAACTTACCTTCAAAAATGTGTTTCCCAACTTGGAATTTAAAGGTGTCGGTGGTCTTTTCGGTTGATTCTACTAACATATTGTTTTCCATCATAACTTCTCTCACAGCCTCTTTAATCATCTTTTTTAAATCTGATGACTGCGGAATTGGTTGAGACTTACTTGTAGGATTTTTTTGTTCTTCAAACAAATTATTCTTCATCAATCTTGCTGCTTTCTCTACTAAATCATCTGAAAGTGTTGGCCCTGACATACTATTAGGAGTATCGATTGGGTGTTCAATCATAAGTTTTTTTATTTCATCTGGTAGACGTGAATTTTTGATTGCGTCAACTGATGGTTTTGCAAATCCCTTAGAAGGATTGGACATTGGAGGTGCCATAGGTCTTGGAACACTTTCCAACATTTCTTGGGGTATATTATATTTTGCTTGAGGAACTTCGTAGTTCTCAAGTTGCATTGATGGTAAAGAGTTTGTAGCCTGACCTCTACCCATTTGGTTGTGTTTATCCATTATGGCTTTGGACAACATTAGTTTTTCAATATCCATTTTTATTAGAATTTAGCATTAATAATAACTGAAGTCATACTTTTGTCACCACTTGGGTTATAATTTGGTTTTGCTGCTGTGAAAACCTCACCTGTTGGTTTGAACGATAGTATTTTGTCTACTTTGAATAATCTCCACCCTGGCATTGGTCTTGTACCTAAATACCCCCTATGGGAAGCACCCTCTTCATCCCAAGCGCGTAAGACAAGATTGTTTTTTAAACTCCGACCCAAACAAACTGGTTCAATTTGTCTTAATCCTTTACCACCTGGTTCATCACCGTCATAGTATATAATACAAACTTGTTTTTTTTTGATTGCATCCTGAATCGAATCGAGTGACGCGATTTCATTTAACAACCCTTTAAAAACACTTGTGAGTTTCATTAAAAGTTTGGATAAGTTTTAGACTTATTAAATTTGTTGATTTTTATTTCATTTTTTCTTTCTGCAATATCAACAATGGTTCCACCATTATCATTATAAACGTCTAAAAAAATACCAGTACCTCTACCCATATCATCACCATCTGCAAGAGCTTGTGAATTGGTAACACCATATTCGTCTACATTATCTGCAAAGTCGTTACGAGTAATAAGTTTTTTTCTCTCAGCATCTGCAATTGCTGTTAATTGATTTGGTTCAGTTTGACTTAAATCAATACTGTAAGGATTTGAGCTTGACATATTTTAAATTTTGGAGATTATTTCGTTTATTCTTTTCAGGCTTGATACTATTTCGGATTCAAAAACAGAGGTTGCGTGTTTTTCTGAAGTTTTTTTGTGTTGTTGTGAAGGTCTTTGTAGTGAAGATATATCGTTTTTTAAGTCAGAGTGAGAAAGTTTTGGGTCTTCGGGTCTTGTGTCCATATGTTTTTTTGCGTTGTCTCTCATAAGATTCAGTGAGTTTTCAACCCAACCTTTCATTACACCACCACCATTTAAAATCCAAGGAAATTCCTCTTGTGTTCCTTCGTAATTGTCAAAAAAATTTTTTATCCTTTTTAGTTGTTTGTAATTTATTTGTTTTTGAGATTGTAATTCTTGGTTTCTTTTGAAACCTTCTATATTTTCGTTAGCACCATTGCATTGTGAAAAGCAAATACGAAGATGGTCCCTTAATGTATCAGGAATCTCAATAACACCCAAATTTGTATCGTAAAGACTATTGTTCATCTTTGGAATCGATAATATTATTTTTCAGTTGTTTTCCTATTTTTTTCAAAATATTTTCACTGTTTTTATTTTGAGATAAGTCATCCAATTCTTTTTTATTAGTCAAATCTTTTCCCTTTTTCTTTTTAATTAAAATTTCCCTAACTAATTTTTGCATTTCTTGTTTACGAGCCTCATCAAGTTCATCTTTTTCTTGTAAACGAATTCTCATTTTCGAACCTTTTTTTCTTTTACCCTGATTTATTTTTGGGTCTTTACCGAACTCTTTTGCCCTTTTAACGGCATTATCAACACCCATTTTTTTCAGAACTTTAATTGTTTCTTTTGGTGGTAAATCTTTCGTTTCTTCATAACCAAAAGCCGCTGACATATCTTCTTCTTTAACTTCACTTTCGGAATAATACGTTCTACCACCACGTGTAGCTCGAAATAAATATCCGCCTGGTTGAGTTGTTGCAACTACAGTTTGGTCCATAGTTCTTTTTGGGAAAAGTCTTGGGTCGAGAATGGGAATTCTAGAACTATTCATAGAACCATCCCCATCAACTAACTCTTCCAATTCACTTTTAACTTCTTTTTGAGTTTTTGGCTTTTTAATTTTGACCAATTTATCCAAATATTTTTGAACTCTGTTGACCATATCTTTCGGGAATTTTACGTAGTCATCTTGCTCACGAGCCTCCGCAAGAGTAGTGGAAACTGAAAACCACAAGTGTCCTCCGTCTTTTTTTTCTCTCAACAAAAAGTAGTAACGAGAGTCAAAGTATTCTTCGTTAAGTTTAATCATTGGTTTTTTTATCTATAAATACATCTTCACAAGGTATTTATCAATTAGTTTATGGCATATCAAAATATTAACCAGTACAACTACCGTAGACTCGGATTGATACCCTTCAATCAGGTCACGGATTTTTGTTTAGCTTCAGATGAAAAAGATTACCACGAGGAAGTAATTTTCTCACCACTTTTGATTGCTGAGGAGGATGGTAATAGGATGCCTTTTAAATTCGATTTTAATTCTACAGGAACAACTGTTGCACCAAACTATGATAATTTTGATTATCAGACAATTGTTTCAGAAAATTATTACAATCCAACAGATATTGACCCAAACTTTTGTGTTTGTGCTCATACTATTTGTGATGTAGGGTTAACGGGTATTGATAACCAACTGACAACAGTTATGTCTGGTGTTTCAATTACTGCAACTACAGGTTTATACACTTCATCGGCTGAAACCTACAATAGATACAAATACGACAGAAGATTCAAAATGCATCCTATTTCGGGAAATACTACAGGGGCAAACAGATTGTGGAATGATGATTCATACAACTATCCAATCACTTGGAATTACGAACCAGGAAACGTTGGTACAATTGCAACTCTTCAAGGGGGATTCTTTCAAGGGTTTTGGAAATTGGAAGGATATGACTACGAGGTATGGCCTGTGAGACAAGATTTGGGTTGGACTGCAGAATTCTTATTAAAATATCGTTGGACAGGAGATACAAACGTTGGTCTTAATAATCGATATCCAAATAACAAAGGAACTTTTTTTTATTTGGGTACGAGAGCCGAAAATAAATTTTATCACTATCCTGATGGTCATCCCTCAAGTGACTCGGGTTATACACGTGTTACTGAAGGGTTAAGTTGTATGAAAACTTGTGCTTGTCATACCACGGGATATACAGGTTCATCCCAATGTATTCACGTTTATCAACAATCAGGTGGGACATCTCAAAGTTGTAATTGTGGTTGTGCGTGTAATTGTACAGTTTTTGCCAAGTATCCTGAATTGGACCCATTATGGGACGGAGTGTCAAACGCAATGTCTGTTAGGTTAAGTGGAGATACGGGAAATCCCCGTGTATGTGTAAAAGAATTTCTTGTTACAGGAAGTTGCGTAACTACAGGTACTTGTGATACGGGAACAACATTTGTAACAGGAACAACTGTAATTGAATGGTGTTCAACAAAAGGTATTTTTGATTTTTGTTCGGGCACAACTTATGTACAAAATGAACATTGGGTTCAGGTTGACGTTGTGTTCCAAAGAGATAACTATTTGGACTGTAAAGACCAATATAGTCTTGGTGGAAATGGTCAGACTGTTGAAACAATTTATACTGCCACACCAGCAAACAATAGTGTCAGTTTGGTCATTCCTCCAATAACACACGACCCCAAAGACAAACCAGTAACAACAATCAATGTTGGTATTTCTGATTATTGGATTCAACAAAAAGAATATAGATTAGGTAAATTGAAAGTTTTTATCAACGGTAGGATTTATATGACTGTTGATGATTTCGAGGAAATTGTTTGTAGACCACTTGACACTTATAAAGAAAAACAGGTAGGTGTGCCGTTTAACATTTCTTTAGGTGGCGGAACACAAGGACTTAAAGATAATTTGACTTTTTCGGGTGGATGTCCTGAAGATGTTTTGGATATTGTTTACCAACAAGACCCTGAATGCTTAACTACTGAGGATTTAACTCACACAGTTTATTCAGGTCTGACAACTAATATCAAACTTGAAGAAATTTTTGGTGGAAGTTTTATTGGGGATATCAGCGCATTTAGAATGTACACTGAACCTTTAGATGCTTCGATGATTAAACACAACTTTAATTTATTGAAGACAAGATACAATCTAATTGACCCAGATTGTTACAATTGTGGTGCGATTGTACCAGTTGTTTATTTAACACCAACGCCTACGAGAACTAGCACTCCAACACCTACAAATACTGCAACGATTACACCAACCGCAACAAACACACCTACCGTTACAAGAACACCAAACTTGATATTCCAAGATATTCAGTTGTTCAACAATGCCAACGGAATGACAATTACAAGTCTAACGTTCAATACCGCAAGTATTCAATTTGTTTCTGGCACTGATTTCCCAATCGACACAGGATATAGTGGTTTGTTCCAAACGAATCAATTTGGTACTTACACAATGGTAATTGGTTATGAGACAGGTCTGTTAGGTAACTCAATAGGTTTCCACGATTCTTTGGGTTATTATTTCTGTCAAGAGATAGAAACTATTGGGTCAGGTACGATGACATTTACAAATGTTACATTCCTATATGACTTTGCAATTTATATTGAAGCTCAAAGTTTCCCTTGTGAATTTGCAATGACTCCTACGGCCACGGCTACGAGAACACAAACTCCAACCAAAACTGTAACACCAACCCAAACCGTAACCCCAACAAACACTAAAACACCTACGCCAACTCCAACGCCAACACAAACTGTAACTCCTACTCCTACAAGTTAATTGAGAACAACACAAAACTTCAATACGGACTTTAACTAAAATTTTATAAAAAATCTAACTAGTTTACTTTTTCTGAGTATTTATTATTAAAAAAAAATGGCGTGTAGAAAATATGTTTTGACTAATAACACTTCAGGTATCTTGGTGTTTTCATATCAGGAGTGTTCAAATAATATGTGGGAGTACGATATTGTACTTGAACCAAATCAAGTAAGAAACATTTGGTTGGTTAATGGAACTTTCCAAGCGGCTTTATATGATAATTTCACGATTGTCGATTATGGGGTATTTCCGCCCGTAACCCCAACATCTTCAAACACCCCAACACCATCCTTTACACCATCACCAACTGTTACACCTACAAATACTACAACCACAACTAATACAAATACTCCAACCCCTACAAATACACAAACACCAACTACAACCACAACTTTAACATCAACACCAACACCAACCCCTACAAACACTAGCACGGTAACACCGACAAATACAAGTACAGTAACGCCAACTAATACAAGCTCTGTAACACCGACTAACACGGGTACAAATACACCAACACCAACAAACACTTCAACACAAACTCAAACACCAAGTCCAACAAATTTAGTTAGATATGCGTTTGCAGGATTCTCAGGAGCAACTGAATTGCAAGCTTGTTCTGAACTATTTGGTTCATCAACAATTTATGGTAATGATATTAACTTTGATGAAAACCTATATTTCTACAATAACGCTGTAGGACCTGTAACAATCAATATGACAGGTTTCTATGAGTATAATAATGTTGTTGTAGAATTAGATTCGAATGGATTAGTTGTTGATTATATTTTGTGTCCAACATTGACACCTACACCAACTAATACACCTACACCAACTAACACACCAACAAATACTGCAACGAATACTCAGACACCAACTAATACTTCTACAAACACCCCAACTCCAACTAATACTACAACAAATACTCAAACACCAACTAATACCTCTACAAACACACCTACTCCAACAAATACAGTAACTAACACTCCAACACAAACAAATACTCAAACTCAAACACCAACTACAACTCAAACTCCAACACCAACAAGAAACCATTGGGAATATACTTTAGGCTCAGGAGCAACATCAAATGACGCTTGTGTTGATTACGCAACTGCCCCAAGTAGCGTTTATGCACCATTGAATACACCAGTAGGTCCAAATATCGGAGACTTCCTTTATCAAGACATTGCGACTTCAATTCCTGTGGTTAATGGTTTCTATTCCAATGGAGTTTTTGCTTATGAAGTCACAGGAGGTAGTGGTGAAATTTCTTCGTCTGTACCTTGTTAAAAAAAATTTAAATATAGTTAACTAGAAACCCTCCACTTTATAGGAGGGTTTTTTATTTTTACAAAAAAAGAGTAATGAAAATATTTGTACAGATAGCTTCCTACAGAGACCCTGAATTAGTTCCAACCATCAAAAATATGTTGGAAAATGCTAAAAGGCCAAAAAATTTAAGATTTGGTATTGCGAGACAATTTCAAAAAGATGATGGTTTTGACAACTTAGATGAGTTTTCAAAAGATAAAAGATTTAGAGTTTTAGATATTCCTTACGAAGAATCTAAAGGTGTTTGTTGGGCAAGAAATTTAACACAACAACTTTACGAAAATGAAGAGTATACTTTGCAAATAGACTCTCATATGCGTTTCGCACCTAATTGGGATGACGAAATGATTAAGATGATTAAACAACTTCAGAAAAAAGGACACTCTAAACCTTTGTTAACGGGATATGTTTCATCATTTGACCCTGAGAATGACCCTACAGGTAGGGTTCAGGAACCTTGGAGAATGGTTTTTGATAGATTCATCCCTGAGGGAGCTGTTTTCTTTTTACCCGAAACAATTCCAGGTTGGCAAGAATTGAAAGAACCTGTAACCGCAAGATTCTATTCAGCACATTACTGTTTTACCGTTGGAGAATTTTCTAAAGAAGTTCAACACAACCCTGAGTATTATTTTCACGGTGAAGAAATTTCAATTGCTGCTCGAGCATACACTTGGGGTTACGATTTATTTCATCCCCACAAACCATTGATTTGGCACGAGTATACACGTAAGGGAAGAACAAAACAATGGGATGATGACAAACAATGGGTAGATAAAAACAATCATTCACACCTTACAAATAGAAAGTTGTTTGGAATGGATGGAGAAACACAAGAGGGACACGATGGTCCTTATGGTTTCGGAACTATTAGAACTTTAAGAGATTACGAAAAATACTCAGGATTGTTGTTCGAAAAAAGAGCCGTACAACAATACACTTTGGACAAAAATTATGCACCAAATCCTTACAACTATGTTTCCGAAGATGATTGGAAATTAGATTTTGCTCAAGTATTTAAACATTGTATTGATGTTGGATATAGTTCTGTTCCTGAAAAAGATTATGATTATTGGGTAGTTGCATTCCACGGACCTGATGATGAAACTATTTTTAGAAAAGATGCCGATAAAAATGAAATTGCATCTATGATGAGAGACCCTGATGGATATTGTAAAATTTGGAGAGAATTCCAAACTTCGGTTAAACCTAAATATTGGGTTGTTTGGCCTTACTCAGCATCAAAAGGTTGGTGCGATAGATTAACAGGAAATCTATAATGGTTTTTAAAGATATACCAAAGTTTGTTATCAATCTCGAAAGGAGACCTGATAGATTAGAGTCAACAAAAAAGGAGTTAGACTATCTTGGTTGGGATTTTGAGTTGTTCAAAGCAATTGACAAAAATAGTCACGTTGGTTGTACGTATTCTCATACATCAATTTTAAAAATTGCAAAAGAACGGGGTTATAAAGAAGTTTTGATTGTTGAAGATGATTGTACAGTTATGCCTTATGCAAAATCTCTTCTTAACAAAATTGAAAACGAATGTAAAAATTTAGAATATGCAATATTCAATTTGGCGCCAACTTTAAATCGTCCTGTCAATAGAAGTGAAAATAGTCCACTACTAATTGATATTTCTAATTTTCCACCAGCAGGTCCTGAACATAGAGGAATTTTTGCAACTAATATGATTTTATATCACGAATCATCATACGATGATGTGATTAAAATTGAGGAAAATGAAAATTGGAGATTTTACGCTATTGATGACTATCTATATCAAAAAGTGTATCAGAAAAAACAAAGTTATTGTCCTATACTACCTATCGCCCCCCAATTAGGGAATGATTGGTCAGATGTGTCACAACAAATTTGTAATAACTTTTACGGACAAACTTACAATTGGAATTTATACTCGAGAACAAAAATACCCACAGAGTTTCTCAATATTAATGAAAATAAAAAATTTAAAGAACAAGGAATTCATAAGGAATTTATATATGAAAATTAAATTTATTACCTGTATATATGGTAACCTATGGGGTACAGAAATGGGTGGAAGACCATCTAGATTTGGTCATTATATGCACTCACTACTATCACTTTTAAAAATGACTGATGCTGATTTCATTTGTTATACATCTGAAACAGAAATTGTAAGACTAAAAGAATATTTTTATGAAGAAAATAATATCTCTGAATCAAAGTTAAAATTTGTTTTATTCGATTTGAAACAAACAAAATACCAACCGTTACTACAACAATACAAAGACTACGAACAGGCTAAAAAAAGTGATAGATGTTTTGAAATACAATATCAAAAATTTTCTTGGTTTTGGGATGAAGATAAATCCTACGACTATTATTTTTGGATTGATGCAGGTCTTTCTCACAGTGGGTTAATACCAAACAAGTATCTTTCACAACCTAACGGTCCGAGACAGTTTTATGAGAGTCCTTTATTTAATAACACATTTTTAAAAAATCTGTGTGAGTTTTCAGAGAACAAATTTGTTGTTTTTGCTAAAGAAAATGATAGAAATTTTTGGTCACAGACAGTTGACCCAAAGTGGTATACAAATTATGATAGAATGTTACACGTAATAGGTGGAATGTTTGGTGGTAAACGTCAGTTGTGGGAAACAATAGTACCACTTTTTGAAGACTATTCTCAAAGGATTATCGAAACTGATAAGAGACCTTTTCCTGAAGAGTTATTTATGACCTTGATGTTTTACAATCATCCCGAACTTTTTAAACACAAATATTTTGAAACTTGGTGGTGCAGAGATAACGCTCCAAAGGAAACTCCCGACAGTTATTTTGAACAAAACAAAAGTTTCTATAAAATTTTAGAAGAATTAAACAATATAAATGAGTAAAATAACATTAGTTACTGGTCTTTGGAATATTAGACGGGACGCATTAACAGAAGGTTGGTCACGTTCGTACGACCATTATTTACAAAAATTTTCCGAACTCTTAAAATCGGAAAGTAATTTCATAATTTTTGGTGATGAAGAATTAAAAGATTTTGTTTTTTCTCAACCAAACAGAAATGATGAAAACACTCAATTTATAACAAGACATCAAGATTGGTTTAAAAATGAATTTTATGATAAAATTCAAAACATCAGAACTAATCCCGAATGGTACAGTCAATCTGGTTGGTTACCCGAATCAACGCAAGCAAAATTGGATATGTACAACCCCCTTGTTATGTCAAAAATGTTTTTACTTCACGATGCTAGAATTTTTGACAAATTTGATTCAACACATATGTTTTGGATTGATGCTGGTATAACCAACACTGTACATTGGGGTTATTTTACTCACGATAAAATACAAAATAAATTTGATAAACTATTTCCAAAGTTCGGTTTTGTGGCTTTTCCTTACGATGCTGAAACTGAAATTCACGGGTTTACATATCCAAGAATTAATAGTTATGCTGGTCAAGATGTAAAATTTGTTTGTAGAGGTGGTTTGTTTGGGGGATTAAAAAGTATGATATCGGACGCTAACGGAATTTACTATAATTTAATAAGTGAAACCCTTAACAATAATTTGATGGGTACTGAGGAGTCTTTATTCAGTATTATGTTATATAGACACCCTGACTTATTTGATTATCACCAAATTGATGGAAATGGTTTAATTTCTACTTTTTGTGAAAATGCAAAAAATGACACTTGTGTAATAAAAAATATTGCGGGTGAAGTTTCATATAGAAATTTAGATGTTAATAACACTGCACTTTATGTTATAACATTTAACAGTCCAAATCAATTTGAAACTTTAATAAAATCAATGAGTCTATATGATTCAAACTTTTTAGAAAAACCAAAAAAATATTTGTTGGATAATTCATCTGATTTAACCACAACCCAAAAATATTCTGAACTTTGTTCCCTACACGGATTTGAACATATTAAAAAAGATAACCTTGGGATTTGCGGAGGAAGACAATGGATTGCTGAACACGCTAAAGAACACGCCTTTGATTTTTATTGGTTTTTTGAGGATGATATGTTTTTTTATGTAGGTGAAGATATTTCTTGCAGAAACGGATTTGTTAGGAAGATTAAAAACTTATACGATAAATCTATGAGAATTACTAAAAATTATTCTTTGGATTTTTTAAAATTGAATTACTCAGAATTTTTTGGTGACAATGGAGTTCAATGGTCTTGGTATAATGTACCACAAAGTGTTAGAGAAGAATTTTGGCCAGAAAAAAATTCTTTACCTGTACAAGGGCTTGACCCTAATGCTCCGAGAACCAAATTCAACGGGGTACATACTCTTGAAGGAACATCATTTGGAATTGGTGAAGTATACTATTGTAATTGGCCTCAAGTTGTTACAAAATACGGTAATGAAAAAATGTTCCTAACTACTAAATGGGAGAGACCTTTTGAACAAACTTGGATGAGTTACATTTATCAGGAAGGTAAAAAGGGAAATATAAAATCCGCACTATTGTTTGCAACACCAACTGAACACAATAGGTTTGACCATTATGATGCTAATTTAAGAAAAGAGTCATAACATAGTATTTATCTATGTATGGAATTCTTTATTAGGAAAAATGCGACGTTACCTGTATTAAAAATGCAGGTTGTTAAGGATGGTCGTTCTGGTTATTTGGAACTGATGGAACTTTTGGAGGTTTCAACAATTTATTTTTCTATGATAAATGTACAAACAGGTATTCCAAAAATTGTTTCAGCTCCTTGCTCAATAGTAAGTTTAATTTTGACACCGGGTGCACCAACAGAATACTATATCTATTATAAATTTACTGCTAGAGACACAAATACTCCAGGAAGATACCAAGGGCAATTTTTAATTAAAAATGCTGACGGTAACTTGATTGTCCCGATACGTGAAGAATTATATGTAAATGTAGAAGACAGTTTTATTTCTGAAACTGCTTGTTGTTAATTTTATAACGGGGCAAACAGTTTACATTATTTATACTATTTGACATATTGAGTTTATCATTCTATCTTTGTAATTGAATGAGAAGACAAACTCCACACGGTGTGGAAGAAAATGTGTTACTCGGTAAAACTTATAGTATGATTGAACAACAAGAAATCAAAGAATTCTTGGAAGGTAATGACCCTGAAGAATTTATTGTTGCGGTAGAATTTGACTACGCTTCAGACTCCATCTTTAAAATTAAGGAAATTCCTGGTAAGGGAAAAGAAATCCGAAAGGATTCATTCATAGCCTTTTGTTGGGTTGGTGACCTAAAAGGTTTAAACTTTTACAATAATTCCAAAACCCATCAAAAGGAAGCTATGTCCCAACACGGTATTGTGATTGAGAAATTAGATACTCACGGAGATGAAAGAATGGAAAAAGGGTTGACCTTTATGGTCAAATGTTTAAAAGGGTATAGAAGTCTCATTCAATTTTTCAGAGATGGTGGTGCAGACCCTTGGGGTGAGAAATATAAAGATAAAATTATGATTTTACCCCCCGTTGAGCAATACTTTATTGCGAAACAAAAACGTCTTTTCAAGGGGTTTGAGGATTACGACGATGTAAGCCGTTTGGTATATGACTTAGAAACAACGTCATTAGAACCTAAGGACGGTCGAATCTTTATGATTGGAATTCGTACTAATAAAGGATACAATAAAATCATCGAATGTATTAATGAAGAGGATGAAAAAAAGGGTATTATCGAGTTTTTTAATGTGATTAATGAATTAAAACCTAGTATTATTGGTGGATATAATTCGGCAAACTTTGACTGGTATTGGATTCACGAAAGATGTAAAATTTTAGGTATCAATATCAAAAAGGTCTGTAAATCACTTCACCCTGAACATTCTATTACCCAAAAGAAAAATATGTTGAAACTTGCGAACGAAGTTGAGGACTTCATACAAACTTCAATTTGGGGTTATAACGTTATTGATATTATTCACGCTGTAAGACGTGCACAGGCAATCAACTCATCAATCAAATCTGCGGGTTTGAAATACATTGCAGAATATACAAACGTTAAAGAACCAGACCGAGTTTATATTGGACACGATTCAATAGGTAAAATGTATCAGGAAAAAAAAGAATATTGGTTAAACCTAAAAAATGGTGAATATAGAAAAAAAGGAGACTTTGTTGATTTAGATAAAAAATTTCCAGACACCTATATATTATCCAATGGTGCCGAGTTAGTAGAAAGATACCTACAAGATGACTTAGAAGAAACTCTCAAGGTTGACAAAGAATTCAATCAGGCATCATTTTTACTTGCATCTATGATTCCTACTACCTATGAGAGAGTGTCCACTATGGGGACCGCGACTTTGTGGAAAATGTTGATGTTGGCTTGGAGTTATAAACACAACCTTGCAATTCCTGTTAAACAAACAAAGACGGATTTTGTTGGTGGTTTGTCACGTCTTCTTAAGGTTGGGTATTCAAAGAATGTTTTGAAACTCGACTTTTCATCTCTGTATCCATCAATTCAGTTAGTTCACGATGTGTTTCCTCAATGTGATGTGACAGGTGCGATGAAAGGAATGTTGAAGTACTTCCGTGACACTCGTATTATGTACAAACAGTTGGCGGAACAAAATGAAAAAACAAACCCCCACTTAGCAGCAACATACAATAACAAACAGTTACCAATTAAAATCTTTATTAACTCGATGTTTGGTGCATTGTCGGCTCCTCAGGTATTTGCTTGGGGTGATATGTATATGGGTGAACAAATTACCTGTACAGGTCGACAATACCTACGTCAGATGATTAAGTTCTTTATGACTCGAGGTTATATTCCACTTGTGATGGATACTGACGGTGTTAACTTCTCTTCTCCTGACGATATTAATTCTCACAGATATGTCGGTAAGGGATTGAATTGGAAAGTTAAAGAGGGGAAAGTTTATGAAGGTGCCGAAGCCGATGTTGCTGAATACAATGATATCTTTATGAGGGGAGAAATGGCACTTGACACTGATGGTATATGGCCATCCTGTATCAATATTGCTCGTAAAAACTATGCGCTTCTTACAGATAAGGGTAAAATTAAATTAGTTGGTAACACTATCAAATCAAAGAGATTACCAGGTTATATCGAGGAGTTTCTTGACAAAGGAATAAAATTATTATTACAGGGTAATGGTAAAGAATTTGTTGAATATTACTATCAATACATAGACATAATTTATAATCAACAAATACCATTAGCTAAAATTGCACAAAAAGCTAAGGTGAAACAAACACTTGATGATTATAAAAAAAGGTGTACACAGAAAACAAAAGCGGGTTCATTAATGTCACGTCAAGCTCATATGGAATTGGCTATTACACACAAGATGAACGTTAATTTGGGTGATTTGATTATGTATGTCAATAACGGTGCAAAGGCATCCCACGGAGATGTACAAAAAGTTGGTAAACTAAAAAGTGGTTGGAGAAACGAAGATTCAGAATATTACGAGAAACATTTTGGACAACTTCCCCCTGACAACTTAGAATCTATAATCAGATTAAATTGTTACATATTGGAACCAGATGATTTGGAAAATAATCCCAATATGACCGGACCTTACAATGTTCCTCGAGCAATTACAACATTTAATAAACGAATTGAGCCTTTGATGGTGGTTTTTAAAGAAGATGTAAGAAATGCTCTGTTAGTTGACAAACCTGAAGACAGGGGTTTATTTACAGGAACTCAATGTGAGTTAATCAACGGTCTACCACTTGGTAATGGTGACCAAGACGATTTGGAAGAGGTTATGCAAATGTCGGATGGAGAAATTGACTATTGGAAAAGAAGAGGACTTGACCCAATGTATATGTATGATTTGGCGGAAGAAGGTTGGGAGCAGTATATTTACAGTTATGAAGTTGAAACACATAGTTGATTTTAGTGTTAACAATCCCGACGCCAATTTTTGGTTAATCCGTAAAGGTGGTGAAACTACTGTTGGAAGACCCACTCGTGAATTTTCTCCTGAACATATTGGGGTTACTGTTACACGTCCTGATTTGGTTTTACCCGACTATCTTTACTATGTGTTTGAATATCTTGCAAACCAAGGTAAGATTGCTGAGTTATCTCACGGAACAACTGGATTGAAGAATATTAAAATTCGTGATTTAGAGAATATCTCTATTACGAATTCTTAAGACCGTCAGATGATATAATATACCAATTTCCAGTCGCGTAACGAAACTCTACACAAGCTCCCCAACCTAAGTCAATTTCGTCGTAATTTTCATCAATTTTTCCGACATCAGGGATTATCAAAACTTTAGTTAAAGCTTTTATTACTGTGTGGTCTGTGGATAAACTATCAAGTCTAATTTTACAAAAAGGTGTTTCCCTTACAATTATACAGGCTTCACCGTGTGTTTCGTAGAATGACTCTGATACTATAGATAATTCTGAGGTATTGATAACCTTACCCCCAATTATTCTTTGTGATGGTATACTTTTTAAAACTGCCATATTTTTAAATTACGTAGATTTGACGAGGCATTGCTCTGTATTTCATTTGTTTGTTAAGATTTTCTGCGATGATTGCTTCTTTTTCCATTTGTTTTTCAGGACGAAGTCTTTCGAGACGCAATTTCAATTCTTCTTCTAATTTAGATTTTTCATCTTTAGATTCTGTTGCTAACGATGTATAGTCCATAATTAGTTCAGAATCGGGTGTTTTTAGATTACCCGAATACTTTCCTCTAACCCTTGCTAAAGTTTCTTTACAATAGGCGGTGAACCACCTACGAACCCATTGTTGTGCGGGTGTATTTAAGTCTTCCCAAGAAAGTTCCTCAATTGGAACATCGGATGGTAATTTAATAACATCGGGATTATCTCTAAGACAAGATTTTCTACTGTCTCCATCAACATCGTAATACCAATACCAAACAGCATTCCCCTCATAACTTGAATAGGAATTCCAATTAAATCTACCACCAGGGGTATTATAAAGGTGAACTAATCTTTTTCCATCGGGTAACCCTGTAATTCTATATGTAAGGGAACCTCCCAATATTCTATTAAGAATATTGGCTTCTTGATATCTAATTAAATAATCAAAACCACTTAACATAAAGTACGAACCTGTATTGCCAAATTGTGCAAATCCAGCCTGATTGGCACCTAATCCTAAACCACCAAAACCAAAGTCGGTCGTACCCATAATAGCTAAATTTTGAAATGGTTGGTTGGAAAACCATAGAAGTTCGTTAACCTCACGACCTGCGGGGATTTCGTATGTTTGAACACCACCACTTAAGATAAAATAATCTTTTTTCAATGTCCAAGGTCCTACAGTTTGTAAACCCACAATTTTCGAATATGCGTAAGAGTATTGGTCTTCTAAGTTAAATGTTCTTGTTATAAGAGCATTTGCGACAGACTTTTCACTCATATTCAGGTTAACTAAGTTAACCCATTGAGATTCAATTAACCAATCTAAAACATATTGTTCGTAATCTTGAATTGATAATTCCATCAGAGAATCCATCATTTCATCTTCCAATTCTACACTACGTAATGGTGCACCTAATTGGTGTTTGATTCGTGTATAGATTTTACTTCTTTCTGGTTCAGGTATTGCTGACATACCTATAAATAGTTAGTATCAACCTAAATTGTAAATCATCGCGTTTTCGTCAAAAACGTAATTACCCATAACAACATTACCAGTGTTTTCAAAAATCACAACTTTTTTTCGTTGTAAGTTAACAAACACCATCCAATCTATGTTCGGGTATTTTACAGTGTCGCCAGCACCTGTTACGACAACTTTACCCTCTGAAGGTATTAGTTCCATAAAACCTTTAACTTGTGCTTTTTTTGTATTACCACCAATCGTGATTTCTAAATCAATTTTTTTGAATGCGTCTTCTTTAGACCCTAATCGACCAACTTTGTTTACAACAGATTCGGGTAAATTTACCGAAATAATTTTTTTTGCATAATCTTCGCGGTCTTCACCTATTTGATGTTTTTTTGTTAGAACATCAAAAATATTTTTGAAAATTGCACTCTTTGGGTCAAAAATCCTGTTACTATATTTTTCGATATAATTGAGCATTCTTTTTATTTCTTTTTCTTGATTTGCGGGAGTTGTGAAAAAATTGAGTTCTTCTATATCTTGTGATTTCAAAACTCTATTCATATCTTTTACAAAAAAACAAAGAACTGAAAAATTTGTGTCTAGCTTATTAATAATTGACCTCCCTTTTTCATCACTTGGAAATATTTCTAATTCATAAATTCCTGACATTTCATCTTTTGTCGCAGGTTTCCAATTACTTTCGAATGTGTCTTTAAGAATTTTTCTTATACCGTTGGAATATATGTTTTTTATTGCTTTGTTTTGTATTAACATCCTGTAAAATTCTTTTTCCCCTGATGTACAAAAAGATGACTTAGATTCATTAATCAAATGTTTTAGAGATTGTTCCTGAATCAGATTAGATTCGGTTTTCATTTTGTACATATCCTCAACAAATTTCCAGTTTACAACTGTCCAAAAGTTTTTGATATATTCATCTCGTCTGTTTTTGTATTTCAAATAATAAGCGTGTTCCCAAACGTCCAAACCTAAAAGAGGAAATCCCCCATCTTCAATTACATTCATCAGCGGATTATCCTGATTCGGTGTCGACATAATTTTGAGTGTCCCCTTTTTGGTCAGAACAACCCAAACCCAACCAGAACCAAATCTTTCGGTTGCTATTTTGGAAAATTCTTTTTTGAATTTATCTATTGAGGTGAAGTCTTTGATAATTCTTGATTTCATTTCAGGACCTATCTCAATCTCTTCAGGAGACAACATATTCCAAAAGAGTGCGTGGTTGAACGCCCCTCCAGCGTTGTTACGAACAGATTTTGGGAATCTAGAAATGTTTCTAATAATCTTTTCTAAATCGTCGTCACCTTTTCTTTTTTGAATTAATTTGTTGAGTTTGTTGACGTACCCTTTGTAATGTTTGTTATAATGAACATTCATTGTTTCTGGGTCGATAAATCTTTTCAGGGCTGAATACGAGTAAGGTAATTTTTCAATTCCGATTTTTTTCATTTCGGATAATAAACCTTTCACCTCTTCTTTCTTTTTTTCTTGTAGAATCTCTTTCTCTACTTTTTGTATTGATTCTTGTAGATGTTGCATATTAAAGGTATTTCCTTATAAATAACAGGAACATACTCTTTATCTTTGTTTGTTAATTAGTTTCAAAATTTCTTCAACAACATTTGTCTCATCTTGTTGGATATCACCCATCACAGTTCCAATAATTTTTTTCTTGGCATTTAATATATCGTAGATAATACCTTCGATTGTATTTTCAAAAATCGGGTAATATACTAACACATTATTTTTTTGTCCGTAACGGTATGCTCGGTCTTCTGATTGTGAGTGGTCTGATGGTAGGAATGACAAATCGTTCATAATAACAGCTTCAGCTGCGGTTAAAGTAATACCAACACCGGCTGCTTTTATATTTCCTACAAATACTTTGACTTTTTCATCTTCTTGGAATCTATCCACAGAATCTTGTCTTTGTATTTTGGACATTGAACCATCCAATCTAACTGCTGCTTTACCAAAATGTTCACATATTGTTTCTAAAGATTTTGTAAAATTACAAAAAATGATAACTTTTTTTCCCTGTTCTATAATGTTTTCGGCAAGTTCGATTGTGTGAGATGTTTTTTCTTCAGCAAGAACTTGTCTAACTTGTGTTAATTTTGTGAACTGAAGAGAGAGGTTTTTACTTTCATCAGGGTTTTTTTCATACCAATTGAAATAATCTCCCATCAATTCTTCGTAAACTTTTGATTTTAATCTTAAGTAAACTGGTGTAATAATTTTATCTGGTAAATCCAAAACGTCTTCTTTTAATCGCCTTAGTACCGTCGCTGAGGTTCTATCTCTTAATTCTTCTAAATGGGAGGCTCCCATAACATTCCACACTTTCCGAGGTCCTACTTTGAATTGATATCCCGAACAGTACCGAACTACGTATGCCATCCAATTCTTCGCTACAGGTGAATCAACCAAAGATAAAAGGTTAAAATAATTAATTGGTCTTGAGGTCATTGGTGTTCCTGTAAGTAACCACAACCTTTCAACGTTTTTAACTAAATCATTGATTAATTTTGTTCTTTGGGCTTGAACATTTTGAATGTAGTGAGCTTCATCTATGATTACCAAATCAATATTTGAATTGAAAATTTTTGAATTTGTTTTGTCTTTAGGGTCGTGAAAGTTTTTGATGATGTCATAATTCATAATCAATATTTCTGCATCTTCAGAAAAATTTTTACCATCACAAACAAAAGTTTTTTTGTTTGAATACAACCAAAATTCTCTCTCCCAGTTTATTTTCAAAGATGCTGGGCAAATAATTAAAATTTTCTTTGCGCCGGCTTCAAGCGCTGCAATAATGGTTGATGTTGTTTTACCCAATCCCATATCATCAGCTAAAATAAATTTTTTATTTTTTAACAGAGACTCTACCGCAATTTTTTGATGTTCTAAAGGAGGTCTATGTATGTATTTAGAATAGTCTATTTTTTCGATTTCAACTTTATTGTCTTTAATAATTGCGACTTTAGGTATCCATATGTCGTGTATTTCCTGATAATCACCAAATTTACCCCATATGTGATATGCCTTGTCAGTTTCAGATAAAAGTTTTTCAATCCAAATTTTTTCAGGAATTGTCATTAAGAATTTTTCATCAGCTAACTTCTGAGCAAAGTAAGAATCCAAAAGAACCCATTTACGAGCAACCTTAGGTACAACATCTTTATTTGTAAAAATGTAATCACACTGGCTCCTTGTTGGAAAAAATTTTGGGTTTTTTTCTAGTTTAGATTTTAGATTCAGGATGTAATTGTTTGCCCCCTGATATTCCTCCAAAATTTTTATAGCTTTGCTTTCTATAGTCATAATCACTGACACTCAGATATACTTTACGTAATAATAATCAGAATATTGGTATTTATCAATATGACCGATAAACTAGTCCCCATTACAAGACTTGGTAAATTTTTTGGTGGTGAAGATTATGCCTTAGATATTTCTATGGGTCAGGAGTGGCTCGAGGGAGATATGAATTTTACTGTTATACTTTACCGTATTGATAGATACAAAACAAGAAATGATGATGTATATGGTGAGGCTTTAGAAGGTGGAATTAATTTCTTGGCCCCTGTTGAAATTAAAGGTTTAGTACAAATTTTAGCCCCAACCGCAGGTTATTTGGGTGGAAGTAGAATAGAACAAAATGAACCAGGTAATATGAAGTTCTCTGTTTATCAATCTTATTTGAATGAACTTGGTGTGGATATTATGATGGGTGATTACATAGGATATTATGAGACGGAAAGTAAAGTTAGATATTATTCTGTTGCAGATGATGGAAGGGTGGTTTCGGATAATAAACACACCTATGGTGGATATAAACCTTTTTACAGGACCATTATTGCTACTCCTGTAAACATAAATGAATTTGATGGTAACTAATGGCATTTCCAAAACAAGTAAAACCAAGTATTGATTTAGTTCCACCAAAGATTCTTTCTGCAAGAAGGGAGGAATTATTGGAATACATCAACAAAGATGGGACTTATTTACCGAAGTCAGTATTGCACGCTGACTTAGACCAAGGTATGCTCGATTTTGTTAAGACAGAATTGGAAACAATAGTTTCGGGACAAAAAGTTCCTGTGGTTGACAAAATAATAACAACTCAGAACTGGTCACAGTTTACAGAAACTTGGAACTTCAAAGACCCTGACTTTAACGTGTTACCACCGTTTGTGACGGTTGTTAGGATACCTGAGGTAAAATATGGAACTAATCCTTCGACACAATATACAATTCCTGTAAGGAAACAATTTTATTATGCAACGGTCCCGACTTGGAATGGAAATATGAAAGGTTATGATGTTTATACTATTCCACAACCTGTACCTGTTGATATAAATTATCAGATAAAAATTATCTGTAATCGTATGAGGGAACTTAATACATTCAATAAAAATGTGTTACAAACTTTTGCTTCAAGACAAGCTTATACTTTTATCAAAGGGCAGTACGTACCAATTATCAATACGAATATCACCGACCAATCGGTTTTGGATTTGGAAAAAAGAAAATTCTACGTTCAAAGTTATGACTTTACTATGTTAGGTTATCTAATAGACGAGGAAGAATTCAAAGTTAAACCAGCCGTTAGTAGGGTTTTACAATTATATGAAGTAGACACCCAATTAGCTTCTAACAAATACAGAAAACCAACACCCCCAAATCCTGACCAATTTCCTTTTAATTTTTTATACACTTCAGGAAACACGTCCTTGAGTGATGTCATTGACTATAGAGTAGATTTGAATTTGGATTCAACACTTAATGTTGACACATTTGATGTTTATATCAATGGGAGTTTTTACGGTTCTGATTTGAATAAAATACAACTCAATACCTCAGATACAATTTTAATTGAAGTAACCAAAGATATTGTTGGTGAAGTCGCACAAGTAGATTTTACTGCAAAGTTAGTTTAATCTTCACCGTAGACATCTTTAATTTCTTTGCATTTTTCAAAAATAAGTTTTTCTAAAAACTTATGAATTTTAAGTCCGTGTTTATTACAGTGTTTTTTTAGTAATAAATGAGACTCTGTTGAAATCTTTATGTTCTTGATATTATTAAGGGGTTTTTCCATAAGGTAGAAAAAAGGCAGAAAAAAAGGCGCCTGTTTACAAATACATATTTAAAAGTCAAGTTTTTTGTATTTTATTCTAATATTTATCAAGAAATAAATAACATCAAGAAAATAATAACGAATGGCAACACAAGTTAATTCAAAGGTTTTTGTATCACCTGGAGTTTATACATCCGAAACAGATTTATCATTTGTAGCACAGAGCGTGGGTGTAACCACTTTGGGTGTTGTAGGTGAGACTTTAAAAGGTCCAGCTTTCGAACCAATTTTTATCACAAATTACGATGAGTTCCAAAGTTTCTTTGGAGGGACTGAACCTGTAAAATTTATAGGCACACAAATCCCAAAGTACGAAGCTGCTTACATCGCTAAATCTTATTTACAACAATCTAACCAACTTTTTGTAACAAGAGTTCTTGGTTTATCGGGTTATGACGCGGGTCCTTCTTGGTCTATCAGAGTTGTTGCCAATGTGGACGGTACCACAGTTGGTTTGAATGTTGGTGTAACTAATTGGTCGGCAACATTCACAGGTTCTTCAGTAGGTACTTCAATTTCGTTTACAAGTGCATTACCTACTTTGGTAAATAATGATTTGAACATTCAATACACATTGAATGATGGTTCAACATCAACTTATTCTTCAGATTTCTTAACATTTATACAATCAATATCAGGTAACACATCACTTTCTGCTAGTACTGTAAACGTTTATGGTAGTGTATCCCCATCGGGTTACGCAAACTTAGACGGAACTTACACAACATTAAGTAATGTATTCGGTTGTGATAATTTAAATATTGATGATGCTGAGTTGACCGACGGTAATAATGACCCTTGGTATTACGCAACTTTTAACAACTATACAGACAATGATTACTCAGGATATTCTTGGAACTATGCAGTTACTAACTATATTACAGGTGCTTCGGGTACTTTTACAGGTACAGTTTCAGGAAGTGTTTACACACTCAGTGGAACCGCTTTTACTGACTATAATAATTTAGTAGTTGGAACTCTACGTTCGAGAGGTATTTCCCTTTACGATTCAAATGACCACGGTATGAACTATCAAGTTACTGGATTGACTGATGTTGTTATGAACTGTTCGGGAGCGTACTCAGGTGTTACTCAATCACCATTCGCGCCATTCCAAATTAGTGGTGTAACTTATCAAGGCTCTGGTTTTACATTTGATTGCTCATTCCAATCTAACGACACTAACTACATTACAAAAGTATTAGGTCTTACAAATTTTGGTAAATCTAGATTTACAACACCTTTGTTTGTTGAGGAATCTTATCCAGGATTGTTAAATTATGGATACAATAAAGGTTACATTCGTGGTTTAAACTGTGATTTAGTAGCGTTACCTGAAGCGAGGGACACATCATCAACAACTTCTATAGCTTGGTATTTGGAAAAGTACCAAACTCCAAAAACTCCTTATGTTGTTTCTGAATTAAGAGGTAATCAAGTTTACAAACTTTTCAGATTTTTTTCAATTTCTGATGGAGATTCTGCTAATACTGAAATTAAAATTTCTATTCAAAATATTTCGTTTGGTAATATGACTTTCGATGTTTTGGTTAGAGATTTCTTTGACACAGATGCAAATCCTGTTGTTTACGAAAAATATACTAATTGTACTATGGACCCATTTTCTAACAGTTTTGTTGGTAAAAAGATTGGTTCTTCAAATGGTGAATTTCCTTTAAATTCAACATTCATTATGATTGAGATGGCTGATGAAGCACCCGTTGACGCACTTCCGTGTGGATTCTACGGATTGGAGTCACGTGTTTATGAAACCGCTACAAACCCTTCCCCTTTTCCAATAATTAAAAACAAATATTTTTTCCCAGGTGAGACTGTTTTTGACCCTCCGTTTGGTACAACTGCTGGTGGTTCAAATATAACAACTTCATCGGGTGATGTTGTAAGAAGAACTTATTTGGGAATGTCGAGTTCATTAGGTATCGACTCTGACTTGTTACAATACAAAGGTAAACAAAATCCGGTTACAAATTGGTATTTAGCTACCGAATCCGCTCCTTGGAATTATTTAACTCAGGGATTTCATATGGATTCAGGGGCAACTGTTGTTACAATCTCTGATGGTTATGTAACAAGTGGTCAGTCTGCATTTATTTGTGGAGTTGCTGATTTTACAGACGACCCTGACACTCAAGATAATCCTTATTATTTCTTATTCTCAAGAAAGTTTACTTTCTGTTTTCAAGGAGGTTTTGACGGATGGGATGCATATAGAGAGTTTAGAACAAATCAGGATAGATTTGCACTTGGTGCTTCAGGTTACTTACAAGGAGCTTACCCATCAGTTAGATACCCTAACGCAACTGGTGACGGTACATTCAAAAGAATTGTGGTGGCAAACAACACACAAGACTTTGCAAACTCTGACTACTACGCTTACTTGTTAGGTATGTTAACATTTGATAATCCTGAATCAACGAACATCAATTTGTTTGCAACAGCAAGTATTGATTATGTAAACAACTCTAATTTGTGTGAAGCTGCGATTGGTCTTGTTGAACAACAAAGAGCAGATTCAGTTTATATTGTGACAACACCTGACTACAATATGTATACTCCTGACGGAGGTAGTCAGTATGAAATAATCTACCCACAAGAGTCAGTCGATAATTTGGACGGAACAGGAATTGATTCGTCTTACACTGCAACTTTTTACCCTTGGATTTTGGT